CTTACTGCAGCAATGCAACCTGAGTTTGAAGATGAGGAAGCAATCGATCCATTCGATTTCTGGCAAGGTGCTAACTTCAAGTTAAAAGCAAAGAACGTAGCAGGATACAGAAACTATGATAGTTCTGAGTTTGCTGCACAAAGTTCATTACTTGATGACGATGATGCAATGGAATCACTCTGGAAGAAGCAATTCTCACTTTCTGAGATTGTTGCAGCAGACCAGTTCAAGACATATGATGAGTTAAAGACTCGTCTAGATTATGTTCTTGGAAACAAAAAGACTGTTGCACCAGTGTATGAGGAAGAAGATACTGATCGTGGTTCAGCAGAAGAGTTAGTAACTGCTGCTGTATCAACAACACCATCCTCAGTAAATGATGATGATGACGATGCACTATCGTACTTCCAAAAACTTGCGGAAGAATAATTACACGGGGGTCAAACGACCCCCTTTTTTTATGTCGTTAAATCAGTTAATTCAGTAGATGATAATTTTCCACTAATATATCTTGAGTGTCTATCGTATCTTACAATATCCCTCAAGTCATTTACAAATGTCGTTATATAACCTCTTTTTAAAACATCAATCTTTCTTAGTTTTTCGTTCTCTTCTATTTCATACTCAAAATTTGTAACAGGTCTTGCTATATTATCTGTTGCTACTGTATATTCATTTTTATCATCTAATTGCGTATTACCTGCTTCTGATATTAAAGTAAATCTATTTGTTGGATATCTAAGAGAACTACCATCTATCTTAAAATCTACGTCTACAATTAGATTAGGTGGTAATATTTGACGACCTTTACTATCTTTTATTTCAAAAGTTTCATAATGGTGCACTTCATTCATTTTTGTTTCTGTACCATACTTTGCTAAAGCAACATTATATATTTGAAAGTCTTGAACTGGCCATTGATGATTTATATTGGTTATACCAGCAGCTAAAATAACAACAAAATCATATCTGGAACTGCCATATAATCTTTCTGATATAGTATCAGGTCTTTCACCATCTTCAATGATATATTTGTTAAAAACACTTACATTACCAGAAAGATAATCTTTTAATTTTGTTCTACGAAAAATATTTTTTATACTTATGTAGTCTGCACTTGAATTTTTGTGAGATAGTGGAGATTGATAATATATGTTTGGTAAATTTCTAAAATATGCCATTAGAAACCAACTCCATTATTATCATCTTTTTCAAAGTCGTCATAATCCTCATGATAAATTGGATTAAGTTCTTTAAATGTAAGATTCATGTTTATACTTACGGGTGTTCCATCTTCATATGATGCGTATGTTCCTGCATTTGTATAATTTACAGTCATTCCAGTCAATGCACAATGTTTAAAACTGTTTAAGAAAGGATGATCTTTTCCACGGTGTAGATAGCGAAGATGAAAAACATCAGGTGCTCTTAAGAATATTCCACCTTGTCCTACATCACTTGTGCCCTTTTTAGCAGCCATAGAACTTTTAAAAGCACGAATTATATGTTTGACCATCATCGACTCATCTGGAGTTCTTGGTGAAAAGTTAATACTAAATGGAAATGTTCTTAAATTTACACTATCAAATAATAATTCTAAGTTTGAATTAAGTGCCATTCCTGTTGCTCTTCCGATTGCACTATTTGTACTAATATTTCCTCCCATCATATCAATTGCCTTTCCAGAAGCTGCTGCTACGATTGCTTTTTTTACATTAGGATTATCATCTAATACTGATGCTCCTTCAAAAATTCCTTTTGTTAACAAGTTTTTTGCTTCATCAAAACTTTGTCTAGGATCTTGAGTAAGTGCTTTATTAGCAACAGCAAGACCAGCTAATTGTAGTATATTTAAATTATCATCACCCCATGTAACAGTATTGCTATCATTTATATCTTGCGGTATAGGAAGTTGAACATAGTACAAATATTTTGTGTTTTGGAGTTGATCACTTGCTCCATTATTTACCATTTTAAATGTGCTTGGAGCGATGGTTGTAGCAATTTGACCATTTTTTGATCTCATTAAATCACCTTCATTAAGATTTATATCACCAACCTTCATTTTCTCCTCTGCTTGAGATAATGTATATTGATAAGATGTAGTGGTTTTTGGTGCTTCGTATTTAAAGCATTTAATTAATAATGAGTCACCTGTATGCTCTTTAGCACCTCTGGCAACAGGATATCCCATTACTGTTGGATGTGAAAAATGCCTATCTTTACCACTGTTACTATTTTTATTTTCGTTTAATTTATTAGCAGTTTTCTTTTTTGTTTCAATTGATTCCTTATTTGTACCTAAACTTTTAGTCTTTGGATATCTGTAACTACTTCCTCTAAACTTTCTTCTATCTGCAAAACTTGCCATGATCGACCTATTTTTTTAACTATTTAGACGTATTCTACCAAATGGAATTGTCCTCAAGTCCCTTAGTTCCATTTCATCTACTTTATATAAACCACCAACGACTTCTGGAAAAGTATATTGTCTTACTTGTCCCCAGTGAAAATTTATTCCACGAAAACCCCATTGAAAAACATCTGTCACCGCAACTAAAGGGTGAGCATCATATCTAATATTAGGAGTTTTAGGTTGATATACAAATACATAATAATTCCCTGTTTCTGGAACATTACTTCCTTCAGTTAATACTTCTAATATTTCTTGTGCTAAATCATCAGGATTTTCGTTCCCGACTAGATTTTTCATAATTGGATCTATACGACTCATATTCCTAACTCTTTTTCTGTAACAACTTTAAATTCCCATTGACGGTCAGCACAAAACTCTCTTGCCATCTTCCATTTTGCTTGATTTTTTGCATACTCATATGCTTCACGAATATAACCTTTTGTTTGTCTTTTTGGTTTTGTTGGTGGTTTCGTTTGCTTTGCTGGTTTTACTTCAATCACGTATCTTTTTATTTTTCCATTAAATTCTTTCACCTTCATATAAAAATCTGGAAAGTATCGGTGTACTCTATTATCAATAGGAGATCTATATGGTATTGCTATTTCTTCACTTGCCCACTCTAAAATATTCTGATTTTTATCACAATACACCATAAACTTTCTTTCCCAGAGTGACCTGTAAATTATATTAGTTGGATCACCTTTATACTTTCTGGGAAAGGATGGATAGTATTTTCCCTTATAAGACATCTAAATAACTATACTATAGTTGTATTTAGAGTGCCAGCACCAAGACCAAGAGGAATATCGGATATATTGCCTAGAATGCAGAATGTCGCACAGACATCACAGTTTCTAGTAAAATTTGCATTACCATATAGTACAAGAAGCGGTTTAAGATCATACTTAAGAAGAAAGGGAGTAAATGATCGTTTTGTTGTAGAAGATGCGGGATTATTATGTAGTGATGCGGTATTACCAGGTAGTGCATTAGCATCAGTAGATACTCGTGGAGACTATCAAGGTGTAATAGAAAGATTTGCTCATACTCGTAATTTTACTCAGATATCATTGGAATTTTATGTTGATAATGAGTATAAATCAATGAAATTTTTAGAGCATTGGATGGAGTTTATAACTGGAGCGATAAGTGATCCTGCTGATGATACATATTTTTATCAATTACATTATCCATCAGAGTATAAGTCAAATGATACCCGTATAGTTAAATTTGAGAGAAATTATAAACAATTCTTAGAATATAGATTTATTGGATTATTCCCACTTTCATTAAATTCTACAAGAGTATCATATCAGGGATCACAAGTTCTCAAAGCATCTTGTAGTTTCAGTTTTGACCGTTATGTTTGTGGTGAGTCAACATCACTTGCCAGAGATTTAAAAAGGGCTTATAATGAGATATTCAATAGGGGAAATGTGGCAAGAGATGGTACAAGTGTTTTAGCTAATACTTTAAACAGAGGAACATATGTTCAAAGAGCAGGTGGTAGTGGTAATCCAAATGTAGAAAGTTCAATCACTGGTAGATCATCTGTAACAACTAATGTTGCTGGTCAACAACTTCCAGGTACTGGTACAAATATAGGAACTCGTATCGTATAACCCCTATAAATAATCACACTGAAGTGTACAGAATATTATGCCTTTACCAAAAATTGCAACACCAACTTATGAGTTGGTACTTCCTTCATCAAATAGAAAAATCAAGTATAGACCATTTCTAGTTAAAGAAGAGAAGATTTTAATTATTGCCTTAGAATCACAAGATCAAAAACAAATTGCAAATGCTGTCAAAAGTATTTTGTCTTCCTGTATCTTAACAAGAGGTACAAAAGTTGAAAAATTATCTACTTTTGATATTGAATACTTATTTTTAAATGTTCGTGGAAAATCTGTTGGAGAACAGATTGAAGTTATGGTTACTTGCCCAGATGATGGTAAAACACAAGTTCCTACGTCTATTAATATAGACTCAATACAGGTTCAGAAATCCGAAAACCATAATCCACACATTAAATTAGATGATACTTATACTTTAAAAATGAGATATCCCTCATTAAATGAGTTTATTAAATCTAATTTTAACGCTGAAGATATTAAAGTTGATGATACATTTGAATTAATAGCACAATGTATTGATCAAGTATATTCTGAAGAAGAGTCTTGGACACAAGCGGATTGTACTAAAAAGGAATTAACTGAATTTTTAGAACAATTAAATTCCTCTCAGTTTAAGGAGATTGAAAAGTTTTTTGATACTATGCCTAAACTGTCTCACACAGTCAAGGTTATGAATCCAAATACAAAAGTTGAAAGTGACATAGTAATTGAGGGGCTGCAGAATTTTTTCGGATAAGTATGGCACACGAGGATTTAGTGTCATACTATAAATTGAATTTTGCCTTGATGCAGCACCATAAATATAGCTTAACAGAGCTTGAAAATATGATACCGTGGGAGAGAGAAATTTATGTTTCACTTCTACAGCAATATGTTGAAGAGGAAAATTTAAAAGCACAACAAGAACGTAATGGATGAGTTTGGATCACCACTAGCAGGAGGAATACAAGCAGTTAGAAGAAATATATCTTCTAGTTTTCTTGGTGCACCTAGACAGGCACAGTCAGATACAGTAACCACATCTTTATTACAACAACAGTCTCTTTCAATAGGCACAGTATCACAGCAATTAAGCAGCATTTCTGGAACATTAGGTGTTGTAAATGCGAATTTAAAAGGAATACAAGAAAATTTATCAGTTAGTGATACATTAGAGAGACAAAGAGAAGCAGCAAAACAAAATCGTGAAAGAATTTTAGCAGAGCAAGGATTAAGAGAAGGAAAAGAAAGTGAGTTAGAAAATAAAATACAACAATCCTTAACTCAACCTCTACAGAGAATAGGTGTTAAAACACAATCAACATTAGGTGGATTAACAAATTCATTATTATTTTTAGCAGGTGGATGGTTAACTGTTACTGGAATAGATTTACTTCAGTCTATGGCAGAAGGAAATCAAGATAAGATAAACAAATTAAAAGTAAGATTTTTAGGTGGATTAACAATAATTGCAGGTACTCTTACTGCGATAACACTAGGTATAAGAAATACTTTAAGATTATTAGGAGGGTTCACAGCTAATGTAGCAAGAGTAGCATTTGGTGGATTTTTAAGAGCTGGTTTAAAAGGTGTTCAAGTATTACTTGGAGGACTTGTCAAAAAGGCAGCAATGTTGGGAGGTGGATTTTTTGCAGGTGGTATCGGTGGATTT